CGAAATATGTAGGCTTCGGCCGCTTCTCGGACTTCTTGATCGGTCAGTTCGGCAACACTCGCCTCACGGTGGACAACCTCACGGGGGCTGCAAGCGACGTCACGAAGGTGGTACTTAACACCTACTTCGCATATCAGGCCCTGCGCCCTGAAGCCTTCGGCCTGGGCACTGCGACCATCGCTTAACCAATAACCAAAGAACCGTAGTATGAGATATTTGACCGTTACGGACCTGCGCAAGCATCTGAATATCGAGCATCACGAAGATGACCGGTATCTGGAGGAGATAGGCACCGCGGCCGAAATGGCCGTAGAGAACCACCTGCAACGCCCCCTGGAGGAGGTGGCGCAGGACGGGGTGCTGAACGCTGACGTGGCCCATGCGGTAAAGCTCTTCGCCGGTACGCTATACGCCAACAGGGAGGCAGTTACCTTCGGTTCGCCGCAGGTGCTGCCGACCGCTATTGGCTGGCTGCTGACGGCCTACATCAAGTTTTGAGCTATGCAAGCAGGATGTTTGACAGAGTGCATCGTCATCATGCGCCGCGTGGAGGAGCGCGGCGCGCACGGTGAGAGCGTGGACACGTTTGTGGACTACAAGACGTGTCGGGCGCAAATCACGGCGCAGAATGGCCGCAAAGCCCTCATGAACGGGGAGGTGTGGTATCCTCAAACGCGCGCTATCAAAATCCGCTACGACCGCTCCGTGCAGGAGACTATGAGGGTGAAACATCGTGGGCAAGTGTTTGAAATTACCGCCATCACGCACGACCTTCGAGACCAAAGCACGACCATCGCGGCCGAACTCATCAACGAATAAGACCACAGACACAGACACAGACAGCCATGGAAGCTATCCGCATCGACATCGACACGAAGGCCGTGGACGCCCTATTTGAGCGCCTTAGCCCGAAGAAGATTTCCAACCTCTCGCGCAAATCGTTTCGCCCTGCCGCGACGCTCATCAAGAGCGCCGCGGTGCGGAACTTCAAGCGGCGGTTCCCCGGCTCGGAATTGGTCGGAGGTATCCGAACGATGATATTCCGGGACGGTAGCGGTGCGGGCGTAGGCTATAAGCGCGTAGCTGGAGCAGGCAACTCGAGACGCAAGGGAGCCTCGGTGGAGGCGCGCTATTGGCTGGTGCTGCCTCTGGAGAAGGGAACGGTGCAACGCTTTACCGGAGCCAAGAAAAACAGGGGCAAGATAGACGGTGCGCACTTCTTCGCCGACGCCTTGCAGGCCAAACAGCAGCAGGCCTTGGTCAAATATCAAACTACTATGGAACGTTCTATCATCAAACTGGCAGAAAATGGCTGAAATCTCCCATCCGTATGACATTGGCGTCTGGCTGAACTCGGTGCTACCGATGCAGGCTTTTCCGCTCTGTACGGCGACGCCACAGGCTACGCCGTGGATCGTCTACACGGACGTGCGCTTCACCTACGACAGCGACAAGGACGGCGTCAGCGTCAGCGGCGGTTCGTTCTCGCTCTACTGCGCAGGAAGCAGCTACACAGAGGCTGCGGAGCTGGCCAAAAGTATCGTGGACACGATGCCGGCGGCCTATATTGCAGACCTGGAGGCAGACGCGCGTCTGGTAGAAAGCGAATGTTACTACACGGAGACGGGAGACCAATACATCTACCGCCTGGATTATGTAATTTCAATCTGATATGGCAATCAAAGGTAAACAACTGATGGTCTTTGTGGGCAAGAAGGCAGTCGCCTGCGCCAAGAACTCCACGCTGGAGCTGACGTCCAAGACCATCGAGGAGCAGACCAAGGACGACGACGTCGGCCCGAAGACGGAGGTGGACTACGTAGACTGGTCTATGACGACGGAAAACCTCGTAGGCACGTCGCAGGGTACGAACATCGATGAGCTGGTGGCCACCATGATTAGCTGTGGCACGGTCGGCTTGCTGTTTGCTCCCGTGGGGAGCTGCGAACAGGCAGAGCCGACGTCCGGCTGGGCTTCGACGACCAAGGTGGACGGATTCACGGCCCTCCAAGGCACGGGAATCATCGAATCTATCAGCGTTAATGCCCCCGTAGACGGTAAGGCATCGGCCACAGTGAAGTTTAAGGGCGCAGGGAAACTGACGCAGGTTAGCAGCACTTAACGATGGAAACCGTCAAGATTAAAGGCGTCGAGCAGTCCTACCGTTTTGGCCTGGGCGCACAGATGATTTTTGAGCACCTCACGGGCAAAGCGTGGGACGGCTCGACGAACCTTACAGACCTCGCGCGGCTCCACTACGCTTGCCTCCTGAACGGCAACTACGACCTGGAGCTGACGTTTTCGGAGCTGGTGGACGCCTGCGACGAAGACCCGCGGCTCTTCACTGAGATGGACCGGGCACTCCAGAATGAGTTAGACCGCTTCAACGAGCGCAACCTCACGGTACGCCCCGAAGACCAAACGGCGGACGAGACAAAAAAAAACTCTCCGCAGTAGAAATGTATGAAATCTGCGTCGGGGCTTGTGGCATTTCGCCACAATACTTCAAGACGCAGATGACCGTGCCCGAAGCGGCGGCGCTGATACGCGGCTACAAGCTGCGCCAGCGTGTCGGATACGACCAAGCGAGGCTCGTGGCGCGCGTAGTGGCCTCCTGCCTCTGTAGCAACCTCCCGGAGGACTTCCTGAAGTTTCCATGGGAGGAAGAACAGGAGAAGAAAAGCCCCGAAGAGGAGGCCAAAGAGTTAGAAGCATTGAGGGCCATGGTGCCCTTCATGGAACGCCTCATGAACCAACAGCAAAACAATGGCCAATAACATTCTCATCAAGATACTCGCAGAAAACGCGGACTTCACCTCGAAGCTCGCGCAGTCGAAGCGTCAGGTGTCGGCCTTCCAGGAGGTCGGCACTAAGGCGTTTTCCGGTGTGACGAGTGTGGTGGGCAAGTTAGCGGCCGGCGTTGGGCTGGCCATGGGCGGCATGGAGGCCTTCAACAGGGTCATGCAGTCTTCGCAAGCCATCGGCGACCAATGGGCCTCGGTGCAGCAGCAGGCCACGACGGCCGTCAATGAGTTCTTTTACGCCATCGCCAACGGGGACTTCACGAATCTGCAAAACGGCCTGACGGACCTAATCTCACGCGCCGACGAGGCTTATGCGGCCTTTGACCAATTGGGCAACGCTCTGATGAGCTACAATATCATCTCGGCCCGTGAGGCGGCCAACGTGCAGCATCAGATGGTGACTATCAACGACACGACGATAGATCCGAAGGTGCGTCTGGACGCTCTGAATCAGGCCCGCGAAAGCATCACGAAGATGGTGGAGGCGGCCGACGTCGTGAAGAACGACATCACGACCGCGCTCTCCGCACAGGTAGCCCGCGACACGGGGGTATCGTCGGCGACGATTTCCCTGGACGACATCTACGAGGCCGCCACGGTGGACGCTACGAAGGGGCGCGAAGCCGCCAAAAAGTATGCACAAGAGCAATATGCGGCCTATCAGGAAGAAGTCGCGAAGCTCAACAGGGCGACGACCTCTGTAAAGACCTACGGCTTCGGCGAAGGTCAGACGACGGAGACGATCGTGGATACGGCGAAGCGAGACGCCGGCATGGAGCGCCTTAATGCGCAGTACAAGCAGGCCATCGTCTACAACGCGTTGCTGAACAAATACAGCGACGACGAGCTGGACAATTTAGGCAAGCAGGTGCAGTCCTATTATGCCATCAATCAGCAGGCGGACGCCATGTCTCGACGCCTCAATCAGCAGGAGAAGCGCATCACGGGCGGCACGACGACGACCCCGAAGTCTTCCAAGACAGAAGGGCCGACCTACGAGGCCGGCTCGCTGGGCAAACTCCAAGAGCAGCTGAAGGAGGCCAACCAAGCGCTGCTTACGGCCACGACGGACGAGGCACGGCAAGCCGCACAGGCGCTGGTGGACCAATATACGCGCAGCATCGCGCTCATCAAGCGTAATTTAGCCCCGGAGACGGAAGAGGTAGACACCGCGTTCGACATGGACAAGTTTGTCTCCGACACCATCGCCCTGGCCGAAAAAGTGGACGCAGAGACGGCGAAGATGGAGCAAGACTGGGCGGACACTGTAGACAAGATGAGCGCCAAAGCGGAGCAGCTTTCAGAAGAGTTAGGTCGCGGAACGCTGGACGCCATCTCTACGCTGAACAGCGGCGTGCAGAGCCTTTATAGCTCGTGGGCGGACTTGGGAGACAGTATCTCGAACGCAAAAAACGGCGTCGAGGCCTTCTTTGCAGTCTCCAATGCGCTCGTGAACACGATAACGACCGTCGAGAGCATCGTCGGCGTCTTCGAGCGCCTGAACAAGACCAAGGAGGAGAGCGCCGCCATTAGCGCAGCGTTGGCCGTCACCAACGAGGTGGAGGCCGGCGCGACGCAGTCGGAGGCCAAGGCCGAAGAGGAGAATGCCGGCGCGTTGGGCACCGAAATGGGCCTTAAATTGGCTGATGCCGAAGCGTCCAAACAGAAGGCCAACGCGCAGATGGAGGACGCCGCCACAGGCGTCATGGCCGCCCACTCGGGTATCCCGTTCGTCGGCGTGGCCTTGGGTCTCGCCGGCTTGGCCTCCATCATCGCCGCCATCGCGACCATACCGAAGTTTGCGGAGGGCGGTATCGCGACGCGCGCCACGATGGGTATCTTCGGCGAAGCAGGGCCGGAGGCTATCATCCCGCTGTCTAAAATCAACAGCGTCTTGGGACAAACGGAGACGCCGACGCAGACGGTGGAGTTAAAAATCAAGAACACGGAGCTGGTGGGTATCTTCCAACAGTATTTCAATAGAAGGGGGCGGTTATCATGAACTGTTATGTAAATACTTTCCAGGACGACGAGGGCACGGACTACACGGTGCGCATCGAAGACAGCTCTCTGACGGAGGACACGCCGATAGAACTTGGCCCGACCCCCGTAATCATTAGCTATGAGGGGGACGAGGATGACCTTTATAAGCCGGTAAAGAGTGTGACGGCGAAAATACAGGTCATCACCTCCTCTTTGCTTCTTGGCATCTATAGCGCCGACCCCATGGGGCGCAAGGTGACGGTCATGAACGGCACGGTGACCATCTTCGCGGGCTACGTGATGCCCGGTGTGTGGGAGGTGCCGGTCAGCAGCGCTCCGCATAGCGTAGAGGTCGAGGCCGTGGACCCCCTGACGCAAATGAAATACTATAAGTTCACGCAAGAGAACGCCGCCTACAGGCAGATAGTAACCGCGGACAGCATCATCCAAAGGTGCTGCGACAAGATGGGCATCAAGCACTATGTCAGCGACGTGCTGAACGCGGAGGACCATCAGCTGCGCATCAACGAGGAGACGTTCTTGTGTACGAACTATGACGACGACGGGGAGGACAGCAGCACGTGGCTCGAAGTCATTGAGGCTATCGCGCGCATCAGTGGGTGCACGGCTATGGTCTGGCAAGGGACCCTTTATATCCTCTCCTACGACCGCCCGACGACCGCTGTCAGCGACAACAGCTACCTCTACGAGGGGTGGCTGAAGACGGATAGCGGTTGGACAGATCAGGGCAAGGGCAACGGTACGCGTACGCTCCTGACGCCGGAGGAGGTCCGCACGTCGGGCTACACGATGCAGATACAGCCGGCGAAGACGGAAGTCGTTATTTCCCCGAGGGCGACCGGCGACATCCAACTGACGACGGACATCTTCAATGAAGAACGCATCAAGGCCATCGGCGCGACCAAGGCCCGGACCTACACGAACGACGACAAGACCTACTACGTCTGGGGAAGTGCGAATAGCGGGACGTCGGACGACATCTCGGTCTCCGGCATAGGGTTCGCCACGATTATGCGCGTGCAGCGTCAGGTAGCCAACCCCGACGAGGTTAATTATCGCTATACGCCGGAGACGACGCCTATGCTCTGTGCGCCGGCATCCATCGCGGCGAAGGCACGCAAGGTGAACCCCATCGACGGCGCTACGATGGTCCTTAGCTATACGTCTTACGCCAAGGTCACCTCGGGGTCGTTTCCCAACCTGAACGAGGATAGTTTGGGCGGCGGCTGGATACGGCTCTACGTAGACGGCGTCGAACAGACAGACACAGATATAGCCGATTTTGACCCCGACGACGAGGACGGCAATCATATCTACTACGTGGACGACAGCGACAGCGCGGCGACGGGGTCAGGCTGGAAGAACTGCAAACGTAATTACTATAACGTCCCGCAGGGGCTTGTGGAGGTGCGCTTTA